GTGTACGGCTTTAGCCTCAAACCCTTCCCTGTGTAGTAATCTCTGTTAACTGAAGCGTCGAAAAACTCTTTTTCTTGAAAAAATTCATCAAGCTCTTTTCTTCCCCAAGCCTTTCTTTCATCAGAATATGGCTTTATTAAATCTCGCAAAGCTTCTCTTCTCAAAAAAATGTTGCCACCAGAGCCTTCTGTAATAGGTATATCTGTAACGCCTTTTTCACGAAGAAACACAATGTCAGCTATAAGGTCGTCTTTAAAAAACCGCTCAATATCAGCAAAAGATTGTGCTGAAACGCGGGTTTTCTTTTCCATCTGGCCCATCTCATAAGTTAAATCGCTAACTCGGCCTTCTTGAAACTCGTCTGCAACAGATTGGAACCTCTTTTTAAATTTAAGGTCTGCGCCTTTTTTCGCTATACGAAATGGGCTTGGGGCGCGAACTGTGTAGGCGTCTGCATTAAATACCACGTTTGCTTTAAGCCGCTTTGGATCAAACGATGCAGGGTCACCCACCAATGTGATTTCGCCAAAACTATCAAACGGTTGATCTTGTCGTACAACCGCTAAAGAGGGCATGGGGAACGCACCCATATCTTGTTGCGCCCTCAGCGAACCGGGGCGAATGTTCATTAAAAACTGTAGGTCACCGCCTGCGACCATCTCATCTCCTGCAGGTAAAGATCCGATGCCTTGTTGTATCTCATCCGTCTTGTCGGACAAAGATTTTTTTACAACAGGGCCGAATCCGACAGCCTGCGCCTCCTCTGGCGTCACTGTGCCAGCAATTACCGCTGACGCAAGGGGGATAGAAATCCCGTATTTTTTGCTGATTTCTATGATCCGAGGGTCAAATATGACGTAATTATTAGAGCGCTTGTCCTTTGGCTTGTGACGGGTGAAGGCGTCAGCGTACTTGATTCCTTTGATGCCTGCTTCTTCTAGTAATTTTGGCGTCCCAGACGGACTTCCTCGCCTCATGTTTAACGCGTCAGCAAGGTTCATGCCTGTTGGATTTTCGTATTTCAAATCCAGACCTAATTGCTGCAAAACAATTTCGTGATCACCATATAAATCATCAATTTTCTGCAACAATGCTTTTTGTTCTGATAGCGGCGCATCCCAGTCAAGCAGCTCATCAGGATCGGCGTCGATGTTGACTTTGTACATTGAGCCTTTGCTCATCTGTCCAGTATTCTTGAGCTTAGTCAGCTCAGCTATCTTTTCTTCTTGAAGAGAAATCAAGCTTTCCCTTTTTGAAGATCCGGTTTCCGGGGTTAGATCTAGCGACTTCAGGCGGTCAATTTCTTTTTTTGCGTTTTCTATTGCTGCATCAACATCATTGCCAGATTTATCTAATAGCCTTTGCGCTCTTTGTACTCTAGGTTTAGTTAACTGGTCTCGGTAACTCCTAGCGAGATCCTCAGACTCGGCAAGGTACGAGCCACGGCCATAGGCTTGAGCGCCTTCGCCAGTGTCTATTTTTGTACTATCAAAACGCCCTAACGGAAACTCTTGAACTACTCTGGCACCTTCGGGAACGGGCGCGTCAATTGGTTGATAAACACTGCCATCAAAAGTTGAAATGTCTTGATCAAAAATTGGGACATCTTTGGGGTCATCAAATTGCAATTCCCTTTCAGCGGGAAAGTCGTGGGGAGAACCATGGTAAGCCTCGATACCGGCTTTTCGACCGCTGTCAATAATTGCCTTTAAGCTTCCTAACTTGCTCGCCATATCAGGTCTCAGTCAGTCTTTCGTAGTGGTCCCAGTTCTTACGCATAATAACCAGCCAATCATCAAAAGTCATCACGGTAGTCAGGTCGTTATCTCGGGGCAGAGCAGGGTTAATCGCGTACATGGGAACGCACACGCGGGACTGCTTGTTGTTGAACTTGTAGATGAGAACCGGGATGTCATTCCCGCAGGCGGCTTTGACCTGCTTCCACCACTCGGGCTTCCACCACCACCCCTCCTTGTACGCTTTGCACTCAATCGCGTGGTACGGGATCTTGATGTCGGCTAGGTCGGCGGTCTGGTATTGGTCTAGGTTTCGCTTACAGGTAATGTCGAAACCATGCTCGGCGAAGAATTCGTTCAGCTTCTTGCAAGTGTCGCGTTCATACGCGGCTCCCTTGTTGCGAGAATCAACCATGGGCAGTACCAGTAAAGTTTTGGTAATTCTGTTGCAAATAGGGGCCCCATGCAAGAGAATCTCAAACGGGGGCCCCTTACCCTCAATCCTCTGGGCGACCTCTCCTCCCTTATTCGCCCGACAAGGGGCCCCCTTTTTCAATTTTTATAAAAAATGGGAGGGAGCCTGCGAAACTTCTGCGAACATAACAGTATTGCTATGCCAAAATACTTAAAAGTTATTACAGAACAACTTTCTATCCCTCCCTCCCATTTTTTAAAAAAAATAAATTACGAATTTCTTGTTAATAAACAATAAGTTACGAATTTTTAGGTCTAAACAAGGCATATTTTTTTGGGAGCAAATAAAATTTTTAAAAAAAAGGGTACGTCTTGTGCCCATTTACGTTGAGATTTTTTTAACCACCTTATGCGGTGAACTCAGCTATAGCTATCCGCCACCGCCCAGCCGCCCAAAAGGGGGGTGCCACGGTCCAAATCGAGCCTCGCTGAAGGTCGAAAATCCAACCCATAGGGGTCCATTGTTTTTGCTCAAACGTCGCTTAGGAGGGCTTAGGATGCGCCTCACGGCGGTCAACCAGTGAGGATCGAGGCTTTGAGCAAGGTCTTTGACGCCTCTGAGCACTGGCGTTGATCAGAGATTGGTCAGACCAAACGCTTGTCATGGCCTAAGTCTTTGATTTATAAGCGTTTTGGGGGGAATTAGGGGGAAAGCTGATTTAACCCGCGAGGGCGGGCCACAGAGAAAGAGAGGTCTCTTTCTCTGTTATTCATCTAATCTATCGATCTTGGGTTATCGATAGGATTTTTCGATCATAGATCATTGTCCTTCATCTCATCGCTCACGCCCAGCAGCTCGTTCAACCGTGACTTGATGTCACTCTTCGTCATGCTGTCGAGGTTGGCGTTGATGTTGAGATTCTGACTGCGCTGTATCGTCAAGCCTGCAAGCTGGTTCAACTCCTTCACCGCGCTTACAGCAGCGTTGTATGCCCCGTTCTCGAACGAGGTCTCTGCGATACGCCATAACATTGATCCTGTCTTCTCTGGCGTGATGGCATATTTCTGTCGCAATTCCTCCTGCTCAGCTCGCACAGCTTTAACGACATTTGGATGGTCACGGCCGTTCATCAACTTGCTGGCGCTCATCGCCGGGAAGCTGAAGCCTGCCCTCCGCGCAGCCTCCGTTTGGCCACACCCGCCTTGCGAATAGTGCCACACGAACGCCGTCTGCATCTCCGTCAGCCCGAACTCGCTGTCTGCCTCAAACTGCTTGGGCATCTCCACCAACTGTGGTCGTTCCTTCTTTGGTCTGCCTCGCTCCGCCATCGTCCCTCCATCTGATTGAATATCTCCCGCGCCCCAGCTTCCAGCTCCTGCGCGACGTTGTACGCGTCCCGTTCCGCGTTGTTCAACGCTCGCCATCTTCGATAGTTCTCTTCACGCGTCTGATCGAAGCTCCACTCGAATCTGTAGTCTACCATCATCAGTCCTCCGCCAAGCCAAGTGTGTCAAGTGTAGTGTATAGCGCTTTGCCTTCTACCAATTACGCGCCATGTAAATACTATAGTCTGCCCTTTACACTACTCACTTAACTAATATTATATATACTGTACCCTATACACCCTATAACAATAACAACAGTATAAACAAGAGCTTACGCATCATTCAATATAGGGTACAGGGTAGCATTTTTTTTACCTCACGCTGCCAATACTAGATTTACCCGTTTACACGGACTCATCACGGCCCGCGCATGAGTGTGGTTCCCACACTCGGGCAGCTAGTCCCACCCCTTCGGGGAGAAACCAAATGAGTCTGACTTGCCGTCTTCGATGGCTGAGTAGCATAGGTCGTAGATCTTTTTACCAGAGCTTCTGCGCGGTTCTTTCCCGCGCTCACTCAAGATTCTTGCAGCATCCTTGAAGTCCGCCATGCGCGGATTGTTCACCCCCAAATCCCTCAACAGCTTGGTCATCTGCACTGGCTTGGTGTCAACCGAATCAAAGTTGACGTGCTCCAAGATCAAGTCCTCGACGCTGCTCTGAGTCCTGTAAAGCTCGTTACTCTCCTGCAGTTGCGCTCGCTCATCTGGGCTGAGAAACCAGTTCTGCTGACCTTCTCGGTACATGGTTTCCTTCACCTCAGCCCAAAGCTGCTGCATGTCCACGCCGTGATTAACATCAATACCCGTGACCGGTATGACCCAGAACCTTCGGTTCCCAGTGGTATCGATCAGGAACTCACGCTCATTAACACTGGCGTAAAATGCTGTGCGCCGCTGGTACGTCGTGAACGCTCGATCGTAAGGTAGGCGCAGCTCGTCCACCTTCTTAGTGCAGAACGCTTTCAGTTGATCCATGTCGCTACGTTTAAAGGTGCTCTGAAGCTCGCCTAATTCAACCAACCAATGGCTCACCGCCTGCTTCACGCTGTCCTTGTCGGATGGGTTGAGCGTTGCACCCTCCAACAGCCAGCCCTCATCATAATCAGCCAGCCGCTTGAACCACAGCGTCTTGCCCAGTCCCTGCGCCCCTTGGAAGACCAGTATGCCTTCTAGGCTGACACCATTTGGTTCACAAGCCGCCGCCACACAACTGATCAACCACTTCTTCATCAGCATCTCTTTCAGAGACTTGTCGGCGCTCGTGATGCTGTCTAGGAACGCCTGCAGCCTGCTCTGCCCGTCCCATGGCTTCGACTCCATCCAATCCTTCACGGGGTTATATTCAATCGCCAAAAGCTTTAAAT